CTTTTTTACATAAGCAGGGTTGATGACGACAAGCGAGAGGATGATTTCCATTACGGTATTGCTTCAAACCTTGATGATTCCAAGAACAAGGCTTTCAAGGAAATAGATAAGCTTGTTGACTAGCATGAACTTGAAAGACTTTTTACCAAGCCATCATATTGAAGAGGCCTCCACCGTAACCTTAAACTACTTCAACAAAAAGACTGGCTTGCGTCTTAACTTTACTATCCCTAACAAGAAAGAAGCATTAACCGTCTACAGAGACATGCTCGCCAAGGCGATGAATGATTGTGACGACATGCTAAAGAAACTGCACTATGGAAGTTGAAGCCCTAGTCATCGAGCGTATGCCAAATCTTCTCTACAAGGTGCAGACTGCGGACAAAAAAGAATATCTCTGCTATCTTGCCGGTAAGATGAGACTCCACAAAATCAGTGTCATGGTCGGAGATCGAGTGCTGGTAACTCTTGATCCGTACAAAGGCCACTCTACCAACAGGATTACAAGAAGGTTATAATATAAACATATGCAAGAAGCATCAAGAATGATAATCATCCAGAAGATAAAAGACACCTGGTCTGATTATTGGAAAGAATATGAAAAAAAAGAATGACAAAAAGAAAGCCAAGACTGTACTGAACGGATTGAAACCGGGCATAAGACCAAGGCATATACTTGCAGTCAAAAATGTGGGAAAATATGGTACAGAGGCCAAAGCCCTCGAAGCACTAAGTTACTCAAAGAGTTATGCTAGAAATGGGAGCATAAAGAACACGAAGAGTTGGAAAGTAGTATCAGAGGAAGTTCTACCTAACGATTTACTAGCGCAAGTGAATCTAGGACTCTTAAAGCACAAAGCGTGGCAAGCAAGAAGTTCTGGTTTAGATAAAGCTTACAAGGCAAAGAAAATATACACAGATGGAAGCACAATCGAAATCAATAAATATACCGGAGTACCTGACGAAGTTATCAGACGAAGACATCTTGAATCTGCCATCAGACTTACAACAGGACTTGCAAGAGTTCGTGGAAACCGAGGAGGAGTTGGAAAAAAGAAGGGAAAATAATAAAGCCAAGTATTTTATTCCCAACGGCAAAGCCGAAGAGTTTATAAAACTTGTCGGTTCAGATGACAAGTTCGTGTGCATGTTCGTTGGTGCTAATGGTACGTCAAAGACTTCTACCGGTGCCAACATTCTCACCAATATTATTTATGGAGTGCAGAGTGAGTGGTTCGAACATCCTCTATTTCAAAACTTTCCGTATATTAAAAAGGGTCGTATTGTTTCGGACCCAACAACTCTCAAAGAAAAGATTGTGCCAGAGTTGGAGAAGTGGTTTCCGGCTAACGAGTCGTCTAAGATTCCGCACGCCAACTTCGAGACTGCTAAGGAGGGTAAGAACTATGTCTCCAAGTTCCACACCAATACCGGCTGGGATATTGACCTCATGTCCAATGAGCAGGATGTCAAAGAGTTTGAGTCGGTAGACCTCGGCTTTGTGTGGTTCGATGAGCCACCGCCAAAAGTAATCTTTCTCGCTACCATAGCTCGTGCGCGCTTGGGCATGATTATCATCATGACCTTCACTCCACTAAGTTACTCTGCATGGATCAAGGACTGGATGAACGATCACGTTGGCACCGAGGCAGATTACATTGAAGCAGAAGCCGAAGACAACTGTAAAGTGCATGGTGTGAGAGGACATTTTGAGCATAAACATATTAAACGTATCGCTGACTCCTACCCGGAAGCTGAAAGACAGGCGCGTGTGTTCGGCAAGTTTGGCCACCTACTCGGTAGAGTGCATAATAAGTTCTCAAGAAAGATTCATGTCATAAGACCTTTTCCAATCAACGAAATGGACTACACAACTTATGTCGCGCTTGATCCTCACCCAAGAGTACAAGATCACGTTCTCTACATGAGCGTAGACAAGAAAGGCAGAAAGTTTATTACCGGTGAGATTTTAAGTGAAGGATTACCGAAGCAACTGGCCGCTCGCATGCGCGCCTTCGAGCAAGCTATGAACTATCGCATGGAAGATCGCATCATTGACCCTTCGGCATACAACGATGATCAACATCGAGAAGAAAAATCCGTAGGTTCGCAACTTTTCGCTCTCAAAATGCACTTCATCAAAGGTTCTAAAGACTTGATGGCCGGTATTAAGCGTACTGACCAAGCACTGAATTACGAAATGAGAGCCGGCAAGATGGTGATGCCGCCAGAACTCTATGTCTTTGATACCTGTCCCGTCTTTATTAAACAAATGGAAGAATATGTTTGGGACGAGTACAAAGGCAGGGGCGCTGATGATAAGCAAGCGAAAGGCAGACCGAAAGATAAGATGGATCACCAGCCGGAGAACTTGCACCGGCTACTTCTGCATGAGCCGCAGTTTTTCCCTTACGAGATGAGGACCGCACCGATTGGTGGTGGCCAAGTTGGGATAAATGCTATCCACACGAACGAGTTCGATCCCTACGCAAAATAGTGATATAATAGATAAGAGTTTTTATAAATTAACCGTAGATATTATGTCAAGACTAGACGCATATAAACCGAATCTCAAAAAGGCATCACAGCTTTTTCAGTCAGCGTCCGGAGTAATTAAGAAAGTTGCTGGGGCGGCCAAAACCGGATACAAAAAGCTAGAACGCAGGGAAGAGTTGAAAAAGAAGGGTAGCATCTATACTTATGATCGGGTAGGCAATCAGCTTATTCGCAGGAAGAAAACTAAGGCTGAATTAGATCGAGATAGCAGACCATAATTATGATTAAAGGAATACCACAGGCAGAAAGAGACAGTCGTTGGCATGCTCGCCACACGCAGAAGAAAGCGGCCGACACTCTCTTTCGCAAGCACGCAATCATGAGTGGTAGACGAGGTGTAATGGCCTCCGTTCACGATATTAAGAAAGCAGACGAAGCCTTCAAAAAAGCACAGATACAAGAGACTACTAAGAAGCTGGGGATAACTGGACGCCTACTATATACATTCAGGAATATGTGGCGTAGAATTAAAGCAGTTTTTAACTTCTCATCACATGCTCACGCTTAAAAAAATACCAGTTAAAAAAATTGACAAGAGCAAGATGCTTGGCATGGCTGACGACATGCCGTCTTACCCTCCATCTTTTCACATCTCTAGCAAACAAATGCCAGAGGTTTCTGATTGGAAAGTCAAAGGCAGGTACCGGCTTGTCGTTGATGTTGAAATGAAAAGTATCAATGCCGGTGAACATGGCGCTAGTGCTGGTTTTGATATTACTGCTTATGCGGTCATGAAAGAAAAGACCGGCACGGGGAAGTCCATTGACGACATGACAGACGAGGAGTTCGGAAAGTATCAAGGAGAAGCTCTTTCAAAACGATGAAGATCACCGCGTTACGGAAAATGAAGTATGAGGATCGCTTCATTTACGTTATGCAGTTCGGTACGGTCTTCCAATATCTTTTCGCAGAGGATGGCGATGTTTACCAGAATCATATTATCTATCACCCAAACTGGTTGACATGGGGATTATGGAAACTTGGTCTCCGTGCTTCGCCGTACACTCCGCACGAAGTTGAAGAAGGTGAGCAAATTATTCTCTCCGGGGCGATGGCCACGATAGATAAAATCAGGGACCCGAACTTCGTCAAGGATGATCCGGCCGTTCAACAGAAAGAACAAGCACAGAAACTTGCCAAGGCAAGAGGCGTAGATACTTGTATGTGGCAATCGCGCCAAGCCCATGATGGAAGTTTTTATTACATGTGTCTCACTCATGGCAAAGCGATTAAAATGAAGGAGGGAGAAGCCCCTATTCACGAATAAACTATGGCAAAAATAGAAGATAAATTAAAGTTTTTGAGGAATATGCATACTTTAGTTCTTGCGAAGATTGGAAAAGAACACGAAATAGAATATAGTGAATAAATTATTTCTTCTTTAAAGTTTTAGATAAAGAGTCATTAATATCTTGAGTTACATTATTAACTGTGTTATTAGTTTGTTTTTCCCAAGACCAACATAATTTTTCTGAAAGTCCTATTTTACAAGGCAATCCTGTTTTTTCAACTTGTTTTGCTCCCAAATAACCCCAAACTAATAAAATAAGAACTATCACTATAATAAACTTAAATGCACCACCACTTCTTCTTTGT